CATCATTTAACTCTGATGGCTACACGCTTGGAAACAGCACGGCTGTTAACGATGCGCTGTATACCTATGTTGATTGGCTTTGGAACGCTGGCGGCTCAACTGTAACCAACACCACTGGAACAATCTCATCACAAGTAAGAGCAAATGCAACTGCTGGCTTTAGCGTGGTGACATTTACTGCGCCAGCATCAGGAAATTTTTCTGCGGGTCACGGGTTAGGTGTAACTCCGGGTATGGTTATTACGAAAGTGCGTGGTAGGGCTACATCATGGATTACTTGGCACAATCGACTTAATAGCGGTTCGCCCGGAACTTCATATTATGTTGAACTTAATACAGCAGGCGCTCAAGCTAGTTTTGCAAGTGTATGGGGTTCAACAGGAGTTACATCAAGCGTTATTGGCATGGGCGTTGGCGCTTCATGTGCGGCAAGCGATACTATAGTAGCCTACTGCTTTGCCGCAGTAGCTGGCTATTCAGCATTTGGTAGTTATACCGTTAACAATTCGGCAGACGGACCATTTGTTTATCTTGGCTTCAGAGCAAGGTGGATTCTGTTTAAGAACATAGGCGCATCAACTTGGAATTGGATGATTGTTGACACCTCTAGAGACACCATTAACACCGTGAACTCTAGACTTTTCCCAGACCTTTCAAATGCTGAGTCATCAACGGCTTCTCCATATTTAGACATTACCGCCAACGGCTTTAAGATTCGCACAACAGGCGGTCTATTTAACACAGAAGGCCCTGTACTCTATGCCGCATTTGCCGAAAACCCATTCAAATACGCTTTAGCGAGGTAACCCATGTTTAAACACAACGACACAGTAATCCCACTCGATACTCCATTCACCATTGATGGAACGTCATACCCTGCCAACTGGCTACGCTTGACCTCTATTGAGGAAAAGAACGCTGTCGGCATCACAGAGGTGGCAGATGTGACTGCCACATACGATGACCGCTTTTATTGGGGCGTAGACAATCCCAAGCAATTGGAAGACATCACAGTCACGCCAGACCAAGGTGACCCATACACACAATATGGACTCAAACACCAATGGATTGCACAGGTCAAAGACACCGCAAACAAACTGCTTGCCCAGACCGATTGGATGGTAATTCGCAAGGTTGAGCGTAGCGTGGATATACCCGCTGATACTGTGACATACAGGGCGGCAGTGATTGCTGAATGCACAAGGCTTGTGACTGCCATCCAAGGTTGTGCTGATGTACCTGCTTTGATTGCTGTGGTAACTGCACAAGGATGGCCTGTAAATGAGTGAAAAACTAATATCTGAAACAGAAGCTAAACTTATGACACACGAAGAAGTTTGTGCTCAACGATATGCTTCTATTCAACAATCATTTGAAGCTGGCGATAAACGTATGACAAAGATTGAATATCTTTTATATGCCGTAATAGCAGCAGTGTTATTTGGGCCGGGTGTAGCAGCAGAGTTTGTTAAAAATATTATAGGAGTATAAAATTGACCCTTTTACAATTGCGTTCACTGCCCTCGCTGCTATTAAACAAGGCGTTGCATTTTATAAAGATGCTAAAGCAGCGGGTAATGATGTTACTAAAATAGCAAAAGAAATATCAAGTTGTATAGGCAACTTCTTTAATGCACAAGAACAAGTTAAACAAGTAATAGAAGAAGAAAAGAAGAAACCTGCAAAAAGTTTAAAAGCACAAGCATTAGATAACATATTAAACCAAATAGAACTAGAAAGACAAGCAACAGAACTTAGAGAGTTTTTAATTTATCAAGTAGACCCAGAATTAGGTGCAGTGTGGAGTAGATTTGAAGAAGAATATGCAAGATTAGAGGAAGAACAAACACAAGAAAGGCTTATAGCAGAACGTAAAGCAAGGGAAGCATTATGGCAACGAAGAAAACTAATAAGCTCCCTACAAGACAAAGCCCTACAAATAGGAGCAGTGAGTCTGATTACTATATACCTCCTCCTTCTGTTTTGGTTAATAACAATAGACAGGAAAATAAGATGGGGTTTTTAATTGGTTTAATTGTAATGGTGTTTATATTTGTAATAATGTTGCCTATAATTGGGTTTATGTTAATGGATATTAACACTGTTAGGCAAGAAGTACATTATGAAGTAAAAAAAATAGAACAACTTCGTAAAGAGTTAGAACATGAAAAGGATAAAAAATGATTCCAATTATAGGTGCATTACTAGGAACACTTGCAGAGAATGGTCTAGGACTATTGTCTAGTGCAATACAAGCTAAGGGTAAAGATGTTGTAGAAAAAACTTTAGGTGTAAAGATTCCAGATAATCCTAGTGCTGAAGATGTAGCTAAACTTCGTGAATTACAATATGCACATGAAGAACGGCTGTTAGAACTTGGCATTGAGAAGGCTAAGATGGAACTTGCTGAACTTGAGATGTTTGCTAAAGCTGCACAAAACGAAGAAGATAATGTGTCTAATCGTTGGAGTGCAGATATGTCATCTGACTCATGGTTATCCAAGAACATACGTCCTATGAGCCTTATAGCCATTTTTACAGGCTACTTTGTGTTTGCTATGATGAGTGCCTATGGTTTGAATGCAAATGAGTCTTACGTGTCTTTGCTTGGTCAGTGGGGAATGCTTATAATGGGTGCATATTTTGGTGGTAGAACAATAGAAAAACTAGCTGATTTAAGGAGTAAGAAATGAGTCTATCAGATCACCAAGCAGCTTTCTTGTTAGACATGTGTAAGCTTATTCAATATGCTACAGAACAAGGTTTTAAAGTGACAGGTGGAGAACTTGCACGTACACCAGAACAACAGGCTATTTATTTTAAGACAGGCCGTAGTAAGACAATGAACTCTATCCATTTAAAGCGTTGTGCGATGGATTTAAACTTCTTTAAAGACGGTAAGATCATTTGGGATAAAGAAATTATTGCACCTCTTGGTCATTATTGGGAAAGTCTCCACCCTAAAAATCGTTGGGGTGGTAATTTTAAGTCACTTGTAGATTGTCCACACTTTGAAAGGAACGTTTAACATGCCAATGAAAAAAGGAAGTAGTAATAAAACAGTTTCAGAAAACATTCGTAAAGAAATGAAACAAGGTGTTCCACAAAAGCAAGCAATTGCTATAGCTTTAAGTAAAGCTGGTAAGTCCCTACCTAAGCGTGGTCAACGTACAGCTAAGAATAAAAGTAAAAAATGAAAATGGCATATGTTGAGTGGGAGGATGCATCTGATTTAGATGATACTCCTTGGACAACACATGATGATTTTATATACGAACCTGTAATGGTAAGTCAAATAGGATACGTTCTATATGATGGGCCTGAAGGGTTAGTATTAACATCCTCTTATATTGCTGATGGCACTGTTGGGTGTCGTACACAAATACCACGAGGCATGATTCGTAACATAACTATAATTGATGACAATGACTGATAGAACTAAATTCTTAGATGGTAGCGGTAAACGTGTTATCCTTGGTTTGTTCAAGGAGTTTGCTCGTGTAGATGTAAAGTTTAAACCTGTATACACGTTACAACACTGTAAGGATATATTCTTAGAGTGTCGTGACCCCTCTGAATATTCTGTTGCTATGGCACTACTAGGTGATTGGGAACACTGGCAAGAAGTACGTAATCACCCCATAATTAAACCACACGTAGATAAATGGCAAGCAGAGTTAGCAGTGAAGTTACAGTCTGAAGCAATTGCACAAATGAAACAACATGCACGTCTTCCCGGTGGTACAGCAGCCGCTAAATGGCTTGCTGAGAAGGGTTATGTAGATGGCGGTGTTAAGAAGCCTGTAGGTCGCCCTAAAGAGGTTAAAGAGGTTATAGCACCCTCTACAGGACGTATAGCAGGAGATATGGCTAGGCTTGGTATTGTTGTAGGAGGAAAGAAATAATGCCTTACATGACCGCAGGGAAAAGAGACTATAAGAAACAACAAGCCTATGATGGTAAACCATCTGTTGTTAAAGACAGGGCTAAACGTAATGGTGCTAGACGTAAACTTATGGAAGAAGGTAAAGTTAGCAAGGGTGATGGTAAAGATGTAGACCATAAGAAACCGCTTAGTAAAGGTGGTGGTAACAAGAGAAGTAATTTACGTGTTACTAGTAAGAGTAACAATAGAAGTTTTTCACGCACTAAAACAGGGAAGATGAAGTGAAGAAAACTACTAAATCTAAAGTTAATGCTGCTGGTGTGTACACAAAACCTACAATGCGTAAAGCCTTGTTTGAGCGCATTAAGGCAGGTAGCAAGGGTGGCGACCCCGGTGAATGGAGTGCTCGTAAGGCACAACTCCTTGCTAAAGAATATAAAGCTAAAGGTGGAGGTTATAAATCATGAGTAAAGGTGTTAAACATTATTTACCTAATGGTAAAGAATATACTGGGCCAACACACAAAATGGGTAGTGCGTTACACACTGGTGCAAAACATACAGATAAAAGTCAAAAACTTAGTCATACACCCCCTAAGAAAAAGAAATGAAGAACCCACAACAATCCTTAAAAGATTGGACTGCTCAAAAATGGCGTACCTCAGATGGCAAACCATCTAAAGGTAAAAAACGTTATTTACCAGATTCTGCTTGGAAGGCATTGTCTCCAGCAGAAAAAGCAGCAACAAATAGGGCTAAAGCCAAAGGTAATGCTAAAGGTAAACAGTTTGTTGCACAACCTAAAAATATAGCTAAGAAAACAGCTAGACACCGTTAGTAAAGGCACATTATGTTTGTAATAGAATTTGTGTTATGTTTGTCGTTAAATAACTGTATTGCACCAATTGTGGATAAACCCCGTAGCAGACACGAAACATACGAAGCATGTATGCAAGTTGCCTATTACAAAGCATTAGAACTATATATGATGAACCAACGACCTGATTTAACAGTTAGTTATAAATGTATACCAGAACAAATTGGAGATAATGTATGATTAAGAAAGGTTCAGAAACATTTTCTGGATATAACAAACCTAAACGCACACCAAGTCATCCTACTAAAAGTCACGCAGTGCTGGCTAAAGTAGGGGACAAAGAAAAACTTATTCGCTTTGGTCAAAAGGGTGTATCAGGCAGTCCTAAAAAAGAAGGTGAGTCTGAATCCTATCGTAAACGTAGAGAGAGTTTTAAAGCTCGACATGCAAGCAACATTGCTAAAGGCAAAATGAGTGCTGCATATTGGGCAGATAAGGTTAAGTGGTGACTGAAAAAGAACTGGTTAAACAGGCAGCAGAAGCTGATCTTTTGACGTTTATTAAACTAATTGCACCTCATCGTATGCTGGGTGCAGTGCATGAGGAATTGTGTTCATGGTGGAGCAGAGAAGACGCTAAGGACAACCAACTTGTCTTGTTGCCACGTGACCATCAAAAAAGTGCAATGATCGCTTATAGGGTTGCTTGGTGGGTTACTAAGCACCCTGAGACTACAGTGTTGTATGTGTCTGCTACAGCTAACTTGGCTGAAAAACAACTTAAAGCTGTTAAGGATATATTCTTATCAGACATATATAGATTCTATTGGCCTGAGATGGTTAATGAGATGGAAGGTAAACGAGAGCGTTGGTCTATGGATGAAATCTCTGTAGATCACCCTAAGCGTAAGGCAGAAGGTGTTCGTGATGCTACAATTAAAGCAGCAGGTATTACAGCTAACGTCACAGGGTTACATTGTAATGTAGCTGTGCTAGATGACGTTGTAGTGCCTGATAATGCTTATACACAGCTAGGTAGAGATCAGGTTAGAGCATTCTACTCACAACTATCTTCAATTGAATCTACAGGTGCTAAAGAGTGGGCTGTAGGTACTCGCTACCATCCCGGAGACTTGTACAAAGACATGATGGAAATGACTGAAGTATACATGTCTGATGACGATGAGACAGAGATTGAGAATGAAGTGTATGAAGTATTTGAGCGTGTAGTGGAAACAGGTGGTGAATTTCTTTGGCCTAAACAACGTAGAACAGATGGTAAAACATTTGGCTTTGATGCACGAGAGTTGGCACGTAAGAAAGCTAAGTACTTGGATGTAACACAGTTCTATGCTCAATATTACAACAACCCTAATGCTGTAGAAACACAACTTATTGATCGTAGTAGGTTCAACTATTATGAACGTGATAAGATTGAAAACTTTAGTGGAGCGTGGTATTTTGGAGACAAACTTTTACACATTTATGCTGCTATGGATTTTGCTTATTCTATTGGCACAAACTCTGACTACACTGTTATTATGGTGGTTGGAGTAGATGAAGATAATAATTTTTATGTCTTAGATATTGACAGATTTAAAACTAATAAAATATCTGTTATGTATGATAAGGCTGAACTTATATATCGTAAGTGGAAATTTAAAAAGATGCGTTGTGAAGTAGTAGCTGCACAGCGTCTTATTGTTGGACAATTTAAAGATTATATGCGTAGTCAAAACATTGTATTTACAATTGACGAATATAATCCTCCTAAGAATATGCGTAAAGCAGAACGCATTGCTACAATCTTAGAACCACGTTATAGTAATAACCAGATATGGCATTATAAAGGTGGTAATTGTCAGACATTAGAAGAAGAATTAATGATGAACAATCCTGAACATGATGATATTAAGGATGCATTAGCTTCTTGTATTGAGATTTGTAAAGCACCTATGTCGAATCGGACATGGGGAAAGCGCACTAATGTAGTCGCTTTTAATTCTAAATATGGTGGCGTTTCTTATTAAAGGATATAATAAATGAACGAGAATGTACAAGTAAGTTATAATGATGACAGCTTAGCTAATAAGATTGCTGACATGTGGATGCGGTGGGATACAGCACGTAGTGTATGGAAAACTGACCAACAAGAGTTGCGTAATTATATCTTTGCAACTGATACACGTAAAACATCTAATAGTAAACTACCTTGGAAGAACTCCACTGTAACACCTAAATTGACACAGATTAGAGATAATCTACATGCCAATTATATGGCTGCATTGTTTCCATCTGAGAATTGGTTTTTCTTTGAGGCTACTAATAAAGATAAAGACCTAGCAGCTAAAAGACAGGCCATTGTAAACTACCTAAAACAGAAACTAAAAGCATCTAACTTTCAGTTGTTGGTGTCACAACTTGTATATGATTATATTGACTTTGGTAATGTAATTGTTACTTATGATTATGTACGAGATGTTATTAGTGATAAAGAAGGTAATGTAGTTAATAGATATATTGGCCCTAAAGCCTATCGTATTAATCCTAATGACATTGTATTTAATCCATTAGCTGAAGACTTTAGTAAGACTCCTGTTGTACGAAGAATGCTAAAATCAATTGGCGATCTGATGACAGACCTAGAAACAAAGCCCAACCTTAACTACAGCAAAGCAGTTGTAGATAAGGCTATTTCTTTCCGTCAAAACTATAGGGATGACCCTGAGTTTAAGAAAGAAGTTAACATGGCTATTGATGGTTTTGGTAGTGCTGATGAATATTTAGAAAGTGACATGGTTGAGTTGTTGGAATTCTGGGGTGACATTTATGACCCAGACACCAAGACACTGTTGCGTAATCAACTCATTACAATCATTGATCGTAAGTGGGTGTTGCGTAAACAACCTAATCCGTTGTGGACAGGTAACAAACCTATGCATCATTGTGGTTGGAGATTGCGTACAGATAACCTGTGGGCACAAGGCCCATTAGACCAGTTGGTAGGTATGCAATATCGTATTGACCACCTTGAGAACTTGAAGGCAGACGTGTTTGACTTGATTGCCTACCCTGTCATGGTGATCTATGGTAACACTGTAGAGGAGTTTGAATACGAACCCGGAGCTACAATCTTTGTGGGAGATGAGGGTAAGGTAGACTTCCTTCGTCCTGATGCTACAGCGTTGCAAGCAGACATGCAGATTGCTGAACTGATGGGTCGTATGGAGGAACTAGCAGGTGCTCCTAAGCAAGCTATGGGTATCCGTACTCCCGGTGAGAAGACCAAGTATGAAGTGCAAACCTTGGAGAATGCTGCTGGTCGTATCTTCCAAAGCAAGGTAAGTTGGTTTGAACGTAACATTCTAGAACCTCTGTTGAATGGTATGTTGGCTGAAGCTATCCGTAACTTTGAAGGTGTAGAACGTATTCGTGCCATTGATGAGCAGTATAACACAGAAAGCTTTGTAGAGATCAGTAAAGCAGACTTGATGGCAGAAGGTAAGATTTATCCTATTGGAGCACGTCACTTTGCTGACCAAGCTAGGTTTGTACAAGAGTTGACACAAACTATCAATGCTGTACAAAGCATCCCCGGTGTGGCTGCACACATGTCTGGTAAGGCTATTGCCAAGGCTCTAGAGGAGAACTTGGGATGGCAGAACTACAAGATTGTACAGGATAATGCTTCTGTATTTGAAGCAGCAGAGACACAACGATTGATGAATCAAGCCTCTGAAGATGTACAAACTGAAGCTGCTGTAGACCCTATGGGTATGCCTATTGACATGGAAGAAGGAATGCAGTAAAATGAATAAACTATTACTTAATAATAAACCTATAGATAGTACTAATGAAGAATTTATTAAAGCTTGGAATAATAGTAGTTATGTATTTGAAGCTTTATATAAGACATTAACTAGTATGTCTGAGGATATTAATAATGTAAAGAAGGATGACTTTGACTGTCCTAACCATTATGCTAAGCTTAGCTACCAGATGGGACAGACAAAAATGATTGATTTTGTACTATCTTTGTTACCTGATTCTGCCAAAGGGTAACGTTTTTCAAAAACATGACACTAAGGCAGTCAACTTTTTAGGAGAGATTCCGCATGACCAATGCAACAATTTTCGGTGGCTCTGAAGACAACCAGAACACCAATACACCCACAGCGACAACTGAGGGACAGCTTTTTACCGCACTTGTTGGTGAAACGCAAAAATACAAAACACCAGAAGAATTGGCTAAAGCTTACACAAATGCTGACCAGTTTATTGAAACCTTGAAAGAGGAAAATCGTAAACTACGTGAGCAAACTATGGCAGCTAAAACAATTGATGATGTTTTGGAACGTATGTCGAAACATAGCAATGCACCAGAGAACGACAATCCTCCTGCTCAGGGTTATACCCCTGAAGATGTGCAACAGCTTGTAGAGAAGACGTTAGTAGGTCGAGAGACAGCTAAAGTACGACAAGATAATTTGATGCTTGCTGATAAGCTTATGAAAGATAAGTTTGGTGAGAAAGCAGAAGAAATCTTTAAGCAACGTGCAACAACACAAGCTAAAGGACAAATCTTGATGGAACTAGCAGCAACTGACCCGCAAGAGTTTGTATCTTTGTTTGTTGGAGTAGTTCCAAACAACTCTAACACTATGGATACTGGTTCTATGAATACAACTTCAGTACCTTCTACTGGTGGTGATAGGTCTAATATTGAGGGCACAAAACAATGGGCCGCTAAGATTCGTAAAGAGAATCCATCTCATTATTGGTCACAAGACTTCCAATATAAGTTACAACAAACTGTTACAAAAAACCCGTCCCTATATTTTGGGCAATAAGGAGATTTAAATGGCTGGTACAGATTATGCAAAGGTTAATGACCATTTAGTTCGCACAGAACTTTGGTCTGCCGAATTGAAAGATGTGTTGCAAGAACAATTGATGGGTACGAAATATGTTCGTATGCTCAATGGTTTCCCTGATGGTAATCAATTTACTATTCCCTCTGTTGGCGAGTTGCCAATGCGTGAGACTGCTGAACTTACCCCTGTTGTGTATGACGCAATGGATACTGGTGAATTCACTTTCACAATTGATCGTTATGTAGAATCCGCTACATACATCACTGATAAAGCCAAACAAGACAGCTACTACGCTGCTCAATTGATTGGTATGTTCCCTACTAAGATGCGTCGTGCATTGGATGAGAATTTGGAATCTTCTGTATTCTCTCTTGCCAATCAACAAACATCTGGTAATGCAAACGCTATTAATGGTGCTGACCACCGCTTTGTAGCTTCAGGTAGTTCAAACACTGTGTTGGCACTTGCTGACTTTGCTAAAGCTAAATACGCTTTGGACAAAGCACAAGCTGGTGGTGCTCGTGTTGCCATTATCGACCCTTCACAAGAGTATGTGTTTAACACTCTGGTTGGTGCTCAAGCTTTTACTAACAACCCTGCCTTTGAAGGTATTGTTCAAGGTGGTTTTGTTAACGAAGTGACAGGTATGCGTTTTATCCGTAACATCTTTGGTTTTGATGTTTACGTGTCTAACTTCCTTCCTGCTGCCTCTGAAGCTGCATCATCTACTTTGGGTGGTGTCACTGTTCCTGCTACTCCAACTGTGAACTTGTTCATGTCTGTTGGTGGTGACTTGACTCCGTTTGTTGGTGCATATCGCCAAATGCCTCGTGTTGAATATGAGCGTAACAAAGACCTGCGTCGTGACGAATACGTTATGAATGCTCGTTTTGGTTTGAAACTCTATCGTCCTGAGTGTTTGGTTTCTGTTATCACCAAGAACACCATCTAATACTGAAAGGATTATAAAATGACTCGTGCTAATACATGGACTAATGCCGATGGTTTGGTTGTCGGTTTTGGTAATAACTTCCCTGAGCGCAATGATGCTGGTGTCAACGAAGTTGACGGTAACGACAAAAGTGCTCAGTTAAATATCACTTTCCAAAGTACTTTTGGTGCAAGTGGTGCTAAGGTCAGCATTCCTGCTGGCTCTATTGTTAAAAACGTATATATGAAAGTTGGCACTGCTTGGGCAGGTGGCACTTCATTGGCATTCGGTGATGCAAGTGGTACTGGTAGTTGGATTACAGCTACACAAGGTGCTGTTGCTAACTTGACTGTTGGTGTGCCTATTCAAGCTCAAGGTGCTTATGCATATACTTCTACAGAAGGTCAATTGACTCCTAAAGTGTATGCATCTGCTACTGACTTGTACATTACCGCTGTGGGTACATTCACTGCTGGTACAGCTACAATTTACGTAGAATACGTGTAATGTGAAGATGGAGAGAGTTTGGACTGGGAGTTCCCGGTTGCTCTCTCCTCTTTTCTTTTGGAGAAACAATGGCAACGGTACAACACTCTGCAATTACTGACCCGAATATCCATGAACCTAAAGGTGTAGCTGCTGCTACAGTTAATAAAGTTTATGTATCCAATGGTACTGGCAGTGGAACATGGCAAAAACTTAGCCCACCACAACTTGCTGGTCTTACTACTAATGGTCAAGCAGGTGATACAATTACTGTTAATGGAAGCGGTAATTTTGTCTTTACAGGTACACCTCATGGTCAAGTACATTTCTTTAATTTAGCTACTCCATATACCCTTACTTATCCATCCTCATTTACTAAACTTGCTCCTACAACTACAGCAGGTGGACTTTCTTCTAACTTTACTGAATCGACTACTGGTCGTCTTACATACACTGGTACAGACACTGTACCTGTTTCTGTTGCTTACTCTGTGTCACTAGACCAAACATCTGGTGCGGATAGAGACTTAGTTGTTGCCATATATGAAAATGGTAGTGCGGCTAATGGTTATTCTGTTGTCACTACAAGTACAGGACAAAAACATAACTTGTCAGGTGTACATACATTAAATATGGCTACTAATGATTATATTGAACTATACATTCAAAATACTGGTGGAAGTGGTAATATACGTTTGTATTCGATGCAAATAAACGCTATTTTTGCAGGAGCATAATATGGCGAAACTAACGCTGTTAGACATGACGCAGAACATTCTGTCTGCAATGGACAGTGACCCTGTGAGTTCTATTGATGAGACAGTAGAATCAGTACAGGTAGCAGACCTTGTTAAAGAAGCTTTCTTTGAAATTATTAGCCAGCGAGACTGGCCTTTTTTGTTTCAACTCGTACAACTCACTGGCTTAGGTGATACTAGTAATCCTACCAAGATGATGATGAGTGATACTTGGAATAAAGTAAAGTGGATTAAATACAACAAGAAAGATGTAGAGTACATCACCCCTGAAGAATTCAAAGATGTTATTGACAACAGAATTGTTCAAGCTAATGTAATAGATGCTAATGGTTATGTCATTAATGCAGACCCACAATATTGGACTAGCTATGATGATAAGTACATTACATTTGATGGGTATAACTCTGCTGTAGAAAGCACCCTTGTAGGGGCTAAAACAAGCGTATACGCTGTTGTACAAGCTAGTTGGACTCATGTAGACACCTTTGTTCCTAACCTCCCTGAGAAGTTCTTTCCTACTCTCCTAGCAGAAGCTAAGGCTCAAGCATTTGTTAACTTGAAACAACAAGCAAATGGTAGAGAAGAACGTAGAGCACAACGTGGTAGGAATACAATGCGTAATGAAGCTTGGCGTAATGAAAATGGCGAAGCTAAATATAATGGTAAAGTTAATTATGGGAGAAGGTAATGAAAAATAAAAAAGAATTGACACCTCAAAAATATAGGGAGATGGCTAATGATAAATCAATTCCTCAAGAAGCACGGAACATGTTTCTCGACAAGGCTGTTGAGATGGAACAAAAAGCTTTTAAGCATTCTAAAGAAATTAAAGATGTGAATCAGCACAAGTGGAAAGGTGAAATGAAATGAGTGAAGCATTTGACAAAGTAATGGAAAAAGCTGCTAAGCAAAAACAAATGGCTAAGGAACGTAAAGAGATGCGTGAATTAGCTGGTGAAGTTAATAGCCTAGTCATTGAAGCTACACCTAGTGGACTATACAGTGTTCGTTATTCTATGTCAGGCCCAGTGCCTGATGAGTTGAAAGGTTTGTTCACTCGTCGTGATCGAATCATTGCAATTGCACAACGTAGAAACATTCCTATTGAGGGTGTAGTATAATATGGTAGCACCTAGTGTTAAGGGCAGTTTTACTTTTGTAGGTGGCCTCAACACAGAAGGGGGCTACTTCATCACGCCTGAAAACAGTTGGAAAGATGGTGTTAATGTCTATCCAAATGTAGATGGTGTATTACAGCGTAGAAATGGTATTGACTATGAAAGTCTTTATCAACTCTACGCTAGTGCCATTACTGCTGACCAAAAGAATCTGTGGGCATTCACTGTGGGTAATTGGTCTACAGTTGGTGGTAATGGTGGGTTGAATTTCTTTGTGGTGCAAACTGGCTACATTCTGTCGTTCTATGATTCCTTATCAGGAAGCGTTAGTTCAACTAGAAAGTCATTTACAATTGATTTACGTTCTTATAAAGCCACAGGCACTACTGCTACCGATGGTACAGATGTGGCTAGTTTTGCATCCACTTATGGTAGACTCATTGTAACTACTTCTAGTACTAACCCTATATTGGTTGAGTATACAGAAGCTACAGATACAATTACTGTAACTACAATTACAATTAATATACGTGACTTTGAAGGCTTTGAATCTCCTTTAGCTGTTGACCAAGAGCGTACTGAAGCTCAGTGGACAGCATTAACTCCTACATTTCTTACACAAGCTAAATATAACTTGTATAACCAAGGATGGACAGACGCATTAATAACTACATATAAAACAGCTAATGCAAGTAAACTACCAGCTAACAGTAAGAACTGGATTTCAGGTAAGAATACATCTGATGACTTTGATGCTGCACTATTAAACAAACAAGACTTTGGTACATCACCTGCACCTAAAGGTCGTAACATATTAAATGCTTTCTATCAAGATAGAAGTGGCATCATTACATCCACTGCATTCAGACCCAAGGTGTGTGCTTTCTTTGCTGGTCGTGCATGGTATGCTGGTGTTGGTAGTGCTAAAGAACTTGGCACTGTATATTTTAGTCAAGTGTTGGATGTTATTAGTAACGTAGGTAAATGTTATCAACAGAATGACCCTACTTCTGAAGTGTTTAGTGATTTGCTAGATACAGATGGTGGTGTAATTCAAATTCCTGAAGCTGGTGAAATTATTGCTTTACAACCACTTGGTCGTGGTATTACAGTGTTAGCAAGTAATGGTGTGTGGTTTATCAGTGGTATTGACACAGCATTCACTGCATCTAACTATTCAGTAGCTCGTATTAGTAATGTGGGTTGTACATCTGCTAAATCAATTGTAGCTGTAGAAGACAGTTTACTCTACTGGAGTAATACAGGTATCTACACCATTGCCCCCGGCACTAGTGCTGCTGAATTTAGTTCACAAAACATTAGTGATAAAAACATTAAAACGTTTTATCAAAACATTCCTGTGTTAAATAAAGTGTATGCTGAAGGTAGTTATAACGTCAGTAATAAACTAGTTTATTGGCTATATTCTAACGTAGATACTGGTTCTACTAGTAGTGGTCGTTATAACAAGACTTCTGTATTGGCACTAGATATTAAACTTGGTAGTTGGTATTGGTTTGACTTTGATACTACGTTAGGTGTAATTCCTGTGTCATTAGAGATTACCAAAGAAACTACATTGAGTAGTAGCACCTATGATGTGTTGGTTGGTGCAGATAGTGTATTGGTAAGTACTGATAGTGTTGTTGCTACATTGTCTGTTGTTAATGGCACTGTACAACAGTTTAAGTTTTTAACGTTACACCCTGTTACTAGTAACAACTACTCGTTTACATTTGCTGACTTTGAGAATACACGTACAGCTACAACTAAGTTTAAAGATTGGTATAGTTATAATAGTGCTGGTGTAGAGAAGTCTGCCTATTTTATTACAGGGTATGAGATGGCTGAAGTAGGCCCTGCACGTGCTAAGAGTGCTCAGTACATCACTACGTTTATGAAGCGTACAGAGACTACATTTGATGAGAACACTAACCCTATTAACCCTAGTGGTTGTATGATGCAAACTAGATGGGACTTTACAGACAATAGTTATGCGGGTAAGTGGCAAGCTGAAGTAGAAATATATAGACAACTTAGACCTTACTTTGCTGAACCATTAACTACATTTGACGATGGTTATCCATTAGTCATTAACAAAAATAAGGTGAGAGGTAGAGGTAAAGCTTTACAACTTAAGTTCTCAAGTCAAACAGGTAAAGATATGCAGATGGTTGGTTGGACAACTACCTTCCTTGGCAACCAAAATGTATAGGAGAATATAAATGGGGTGGTTAAAAGATTTAACTTATGGTGGTATAGGATTTTTAGTTGGTGGGCCAGCAGGTGCTGCGGCTGGTGTTGCCTACAGTAAGGGTGAAGATGTTGTTGAACAACAAAAAAAACAAGTAGAGGCTACAGGACGAGCACAAGAACAAGCTAGACAACAATATGCTGCTGAAAGTAAAAAAGCAGAGGTTCAGAATATACGTTCTGTACGGCAACAAATTAGACAAGCACGTGTAGCACAAAGTAGTATGCTTAACGTTGGTGCTCAAACAGGTGGTATGGGAGGTAGTGGACTTGCTGGAGGTATTTCTAGCATAGGTAGTCAACTAGGTAGTAATTTAGATTATATGTCTCAAATAGCAAAACAAAATACTGCCATTGGTGCATTTGCGTTAGGTTATAGTAACGAAATGGCTAATGCATCTATAGCTGCATCTAGACAACAACTTGCTGGAGCACAAATGGGTATGGCAACTTCTATTTTTGGTGGTTTGGGTGGTTACGATAAAATTATGAAGGCATACGGATAATGAATGACTTCGATCTCTATGAGACAGTAGTACCACTCAAAAAAGAAAATGAACCTAAAGCTAATGGTACGTTGTCTTTAATGTATGGGTTAAACAATGGTAATTTCTTAGGGGCAGCACAAGAACAAGCAATATTAGGGCCAGCACACGTAGCTAATGAACGTGCTAAACTTGCACGTACAGATGAAATGCAACTTCTTAAAGAAGCTACATTAAACTTAGCTAAGGAACAAAATACTCTTGGAGTAGAGACAGCCTTAAACGAACTTAGACAACTTGCTACACCTAAAGCACCTTCCTTCCATGATGATGTAGTTGACAGTGTTGCTCCTGAAATTGAAGTCGCTATGATTAAGTCTGGTAAAGGCTTGGATGAAATTAATCGTAGAACACTACAACTTAAGAATGATGTAGCATTACGTACTTTGTTAGAAATAAACATTGATAGCTTAGATGAACGTGGTATTGCTAATCAATTTTTACGTGATGCATTTGGTTACACGACTGCACAAGATTGGGGCAGATTGTCTCCGGTAGTTAATGAGATGTTGGAAGCTAATGGGTTTGCTGGTAGTAGAGCACTTACGTTTGCAACTGCTGCTGAGAATACACGCACATTGTTACGTACTATTCCTAGCGAAGATGTTGGTAAAATTTTAAACACCATTACTAGTAAGCTTATTCCTGTACTGGGTGAAGGTGGTACACGTAGATTCTTAACTGCTGTTAGTACTTCACTTACTTCAGACCCTATATCAGAAGTAGTTTTTGGTAGTTTAGATGTTCTTATGTTAACTGGCATAGCTAAGGCTGGTATTCGTGCATCTTTAAAAGCGTCTAATGGAGTATCCGTAGGTAAAACTATTGGTGCTGGTGACGCTGTAGCTGCCGACTTAGCTACAACTATTGAGCATGGTAAAGGTGTACTTGGGGCAAGTAAAACTGATGCTGTAGATGCAGCTATGTCTAGTCGTACTCTTTTGTCAAGTGAGCTAGATGGTGCGTCCCCAGAGGTACAAGCAGCCCTCCGTAAACGCCTTGAAACCACCCTTAAAGACCTTGAAAACAGTATGTACACAGGTGGGGCTAACCTAGACGAAATAATGGCTTCTAAGGCCCGTTTAGAGCGTATTTACAATAAGGAATCTAACCCTTCTATTGTGTCTTCTAAAGTAACTCCTGACGTACAAATAGGTAAGCTTAATGTAGACGTACTCTATGGTGATGCTAATGGTAATGCATTCTCAACAGCAGAAGAAGCATTAGACTATTATAAGCAATGGAAACGTGGTGAGTTGGAAGTAGTACCTGTTGGTGGCACTGATGCTGAAAAAGTACGCATTATGCAAGACTTAGATAGTAAAATTGCAACACTAACTAATGAAATTGTAATTACTAAATATAAACCTATATTAAGTACATCAAATAATTTGGCTGACTTAAAGCGTGAGTCACCACTGTTTAATTATGCAAGAATACAGTCAACCGATGATAGCCGTACTATCCCCGGTGCTAGGGCAGTAACTGAAGCACAACCATTATTGCAAGATGTGTGGCAGTCTATCCGTACAAACGTGTTTCAAAAAGAACGTTTAGTTGTGGATAACTTACTTGAGACTTTACCTAAACAAACTAAAGTAGTTATTAGGAATGATGCTGGTCGATCATATTACATGGCAGCGTCTGACACAATGGTATTGTATGGCGGTAATAAAGATATGAATGTGTTTACACATGAAATAATTCATGCTGTAACTTCTAATAAACTTGCATTTGGTAAAAAGAATCCTAATAGTAGCATTGGTAAAATTGTGTCCAACATGGACAATTTACGTGCTGTTGTTATTAGTAACATTGACAAAGTAAAAGATAGAGATTTAAAAAATACTTTAGAATATTTGACAAAAGACTTAGAAGAATTTAGTACGTCTGGTTTGTATAGTATTAATCAACTTCCTAAAGTTGCTGTGTTTTTAGATTCTATTAAATATAAGAATACAACTTTGTTATCTGCTTTGTGGAATAGTTTTAAAGATTTGTTAGGCTTTGGTAAGAAAGATACAGCACTGTCTGAGTGGTTTGGATTGGTTGAGGAAATATCTAAACAAGGTTTGACTGTACAACTTCCTGAAGTAATTAGAGCAGGTGATAATGCTTTTAGAAACCCTTCTGTAATACGTGTCTATCCTAAGCATGGTGAAGTAGCTGTAGATAAACATACAGATAATTTGTTGAAGCAGTTTGAAGAAACTGTAGCACAACGTATTGATGCAGACCCTATGTTTGCCCCCACATCTGAAGGATTTTATGTACGTCAGAAAGTAGATATGCCTGTTTTCTTGGAAGATATTGGTAAAATATCTCAGGATGAGTTGGATAAGATGCACATTGCATTAGGTAAGATTAATCCTCGTCTGGCATCTGTTGATTCTATTTATTCACCTGCACTTACCAGTATGTACAAAAGAACTAAATATGGTAAAGTGTACAGTGATTTTATTAAAACTAGTTTTGACAAGCTTAATGCTGCTTCAATTGACAAGGTTAACCGAGCACTTGTACACACAGAAAAACTTAAGCGTGATATGACTGCGTTTGAGTTGGGTGAGAATGGTGTTAAGACAGCTAATGAACAAGAAGCCTATTATGCATTTCGTACAATGCGTAACATGCAATATTATTATAAAAATAAAGAAGCTGTAAATGCATTAACTGCTCGTGGCTACCACAACGTATTTATTGGTCTGGATGAACTTGGTCAATTTACTGGCCCTGCTAAAAAGCGTAACTTAGAAGACTTCATGTATAAGAATGTATATGATGTTGATAACAATAAGATGGTTACAGTTACACTAGACAATGTAGCAGAGTTAGACAGTCGTGGACTACAGATTTATGAATATGCTAAAGCACAACAAGTACAAGGCCGTAGAGGTCATATAACTGTTGTAGCTGTCCCACCTAATAAATTAAGAGTTGGAGATATATCTAGTGTTGTAGGTAGAGTTGATGGCGCATATAGCCGTATCTACACTGAAGAATACTTTATTAAGATTAAAGGTAAACAACTAGTTAATGACGTAGAAGAAGAAATGGAATATGCTTTCCGTACTGCTGCATCAGAAAAAGATGCTGCTGCTTATGTAAAAGGCATGAATAGTTTACTGGATACACGTAAGGGATTGAAAATAATTACAACTGCTGATGTATCTAAAGCATTGGGTATGTTTGAGAAAGAAGCTGAGAAACTAGCTACTGATCTTAACAACGGTGTGTTTGATGGTGCTAGAGCTAAGTTTAACTACACTAGACTTGATGATAATTTCTTTAGAGATACTACTGGTATTGGTAGCGATGACATGTCTGGTGGTAAGGTGTTCTGGTCTGAGCGAACAGAGCAAGGTGTTAAGTCTATTAGCACTGGTAGCAGTGACTTAGAGATACAAGGGCCGTTACAGAGTTTAGAAGCTGAGATTAGTAATACAGCTAGATTCACTGCGATTAATGAGTGGAGGCGTAATGCTATTCAACGTTGGTACAATACATTTGAGGATGTTATCTCTGCTTCAGATAAGTTGAATACAAAGACTGCTGAGGATGTGTTCTTTAATGTTGTTAACAATGCTAAGGGTTATGCACTAACAGATGACTTACCTAGACAAATGTTGTCTACCAAAGACTTCATCATCAATCAACTTGCAGTTAAAACAACTGATGAAAAGTTGATTCAACATGCTGTTAACACCATTACTAATAACGTTGTGCCTACTGCATTCTCTCACGTAGGACAAGTAATACGTAAAGCAAATGTATTGGAGTGGGCTAAAGGTGTTAACTCAACGTTGATGTTAGGTATGTTTGCACCCGCACAACTTGCTGTACAAGCATCAGGTATGCTGTTAGCAGCCACTATGAGTCCTTTACATGGGGTTAAAGCAGCTTTCTCAATAAGACCAATTTTAATTGCATTAACATCTGATAACCCTACTGTATGGAATAAAGTACATAGGTGGGCTAGTGTAGCTAAATATACTGGCATGGATATGTCTGAATTTGGTAGAGTTGCTGCTGCAATTAAACGTGTTGGTTTGTTAGATAACATTGGTGCATCTTCTGTTTACAACAGTGGTGAAGGTAGTGTTAACATCTTTGCTAAAAATCAAAATAGATTTAGACAAGCACAAATGATGTTCTTTAATACTGGTGAAGAAATTAACCGAGTAGGTGCTTTTGAAATTGCACGTAGGGAATTTATTGCACGTAACCCCGGATTGAATTGGGAATCAAACACTGCTTTAGAAACCATTGTACAACGTGCAGATGACTTGTCTATGAATATGTCTCAAGTTAATGAGGCACGTTTTAGTAAAGGCATATTAGGACTTCCTTTACAATTTTTACAGCACAACATTAGACTTGGTACAAATATTTTTGCTGCTATGTCGGGATTGATTGGTAAGAAGTCACCTACATTAACAACTAAAGAAGCATTTCAGTTAACTCTTGGTAGTTATTTGTTGTATGGTATTAATAATAATGCTACACCTGACTTTATTGAAGATTGGTTAGGAGAAAAACTTAACAATATTTTGTCTGAGCAACAAAAGCAATATTTAACACAAGGGTTGTTAGCAGGTATCATTGCAACTGTAGGTGAAGAACTTACAGGTCAACGTACAAACATTGCGTTAGGTACTCGCCTATCTTCTTTACAATGGTATGAAGACTTGGGAGATGCTGTGTATGGTTTGTTTAAAGGAGAGAAGGTGGACATAGCTAAACTAGCTGGCCCTACTGGTTCTACTTTAAAATCTATCTTAGAAATACCAGCAATCTTTACAGACTACATAAGTAAAGATGAGTTTAGTTTAGCTGACTTTGGTAGAACATTGTCTACACTTGGTGCAACAATGGTGTCTTCATGGAGAGGTATTGACAAAGCATATTGGGCCTATCATGCTAATGGCATGGTATTGAATAAACGTGGCGACCCACAAGCTATATTGACTACTCCTGAGATGATATTCCAAGCTCTTGGTTTCCAAAGTACAGAAGCATACGAGAGTAGTACTGTATTTAAAACTAATCAAGACTACAATAACACAATGCAACGTTATGCTGACACTGTAATGAGACTAGAAGGACTAGCACGTAAAGCTTACCTTGCTGGTGATATTGAGTCTATGAATGCTAACTATAGGGCAGCTAGTGCAATTACTGCACCACTAACAGAAGCAGATCAAATAAAAATTAAAAGAATGGTTAGAGATTCTACTTCATATGACACTGTAGGTAGAGAAGCATTTAACAAGTGGGCTACACAAATGTCTAGCCATAAGAATCGGTTACTAGTAACAAATCCATATGGAGAAGTGAATGGCGAATAGTATGTACAGAACAGACATTACACAGAGCGTTGAGCCAGCAATGGCTAATCCTAATACACTAGCTAAAGTTAGTGAGGCACAAGCTGCTCAAGTAAGAAGTGAAACAGCAATGCAAGAAACTTTCTCTAAAGTTGGTGCTGACATATTTAGTGGTGTTTATAAAGCATATGATACACAGCAAAAAGAAAAGAAAGTAAAAGCATTAGGTGAGCAAATAGGTGTTGAAGTAACTGATCTACAAACTCAATTAGATGATATTATTGCCTCTGACACAGCTTACAAAACACAAGCTGAATTAGAACGAGCACAGATGATAGGCAACGAAGACGAGATTCGTGCTGGTGCTATGCTTGCTGGTGCAGACCCTGTTATTGCTAATCAAGTAGCAAATGTATTTACTACTGAGAATGAGAATAAATTTATCTCAAACTTTAGAGAAGAACAACAACGTATTATGTTAGCACGTGATGCTATGCCTCAACGTCAACATGAAATGATGTTACGTTCAGAAGCATTGTTAAAGAAAGCAATTGCAGAAACTCCTGAACTGGCTAATAACTTCAGACAAATTGCTGAGCAAGTTACTGGTAAAGCACGTGTAGATTTATACAGTGTTAACAAATTGTACGAAGACATTAACTTCATTGAGCGTCAAAAACAAGAGGCAGGTAAAGCTGCACAGAAGCAAGAAGACATGATGCGTACTGCATATGTCAACGATAGGAAACAAGCTGGCGGTATTAGTGAAACACAAGCTCTTTTAGAATGGCAACAAAAGAGTCCTAAAGAAAAGTATGATTTAGCACAGGCATCTGTTGCGTATGCACAAAGTTCAAAAGATGCAGATGCTGCATTGAAAGCTGGTGGTGATGCCTTAACGAATCTTACTACACTTGCTAAAATTAGTTTTGAGAATGAACTTATGGGTGATAATGCACACGTACTATCTCAATTAAAAATTCTTGGTGTATCACCACAACAAATTGCTTCTGGTACAGTTCCACCTGAAATTGCAAACAGTACAGAATATAAAAAGCTTATTGAGACTGGTGGTAGTAAAATACTTATGACCTTGGATGCTCAATATAAAACCATGAACGATAAGTTGATGGAGAAAATGAAGACTGTACCTGCTGATGCTGCTAAGGCACGTCAAGCACAAGAAGACTTGAAGAAGTGGTATGATGACACTAAGAAATATTATACAGAAAATAAAACTAGTTGGTTAGTTGCCACCACTACTAACCCTGATGGTTTGGCTACACTTCAAAAGAGATTGAATGTAGTTAACAGCTTAGTTCAATCCTTGAGTTTGCCACCTGATGTTATTGCATCTCTTGGTATGACAGGTGATAAGCAAGCATATAATGATGCACGTGCTCGTTATCCAAAGACAGCTAAAGCATTAGATCACTTTGCAATGTTGCGTGAGAAAGCAATGCAAGGTGTGCCAGATACTGAGTGGATGCAACTTATGAAAGACATTGATTCATTTAATGGGGAGAAGCAAGGCACTGCTCCAACAACCCTTACAGAAGCTGTTGCATCATGTGTTACATATGAACAGTGTAATGACATTACTAGAAAAGCTGCTACAGATAAGAATGTTGTTGTAGAAGACCCTATTGCTCATGTTAATAAACAAGTACAACTTGCATTCGCAGACCCTGCTAATACAGAGCGTCTGTTAAAGGGTGGGATAGCTTCTATTAATGAATTTATTAATACACGTGTTCAACCAGCAGATAAGCCTAACATTGTTAATTTAATTAACATGGCTGCTGAAAACAATGTTTATGGTGCATTGGGGCATGGAGATAAAGCTAAGGCATCCTTTACAGAAGCATTGGCTTATTACGATAGGTACAAAGACATTGGTATTACAATTACATTTAAAGATGTTACTGGTGCTAGTGCATTACTAGTAGCACCTACACGTCCTATGTCTAATGTACCACAAAATAAACTTAGTGTGTTGCAAGATTGGCAACGAGCAGGTTCTAGACCACCTTCTAGTATGGGACAACTACAATCACGTTTAAGTGCTGTAGATGATGTATTGAAACTACAATCACAACTTACTGGTGTGTCCATATTTGAACTGCGTAAGAACTTCATTAAAACATTTACTAGCCAAGGTAGTGTTAGCGAAGCATATGGTGCTCAAACACAAGCAATGGTTAGTGGAGAAACACCTGCTGCTGTAGTTGCACCTGAGTCTGTTGTTCCAGCATCAGAGTTAGGTAGTCAGCAATTTCCAATGACACCTGCACCCGCAGCATCTGCTACAACTAGTGACTTCACTGGTGCTGCACCAATACCTGCTAGTGCGTTAGCTAATCAAGAAGCAATGAGACTTGCAGAAGAAAAAGCTAATGCTGCTAAACCTTCACGTGAGGCAACAGGAAAATTAATTGATGAGACTAAACGACCCGATGGTACAAACAAAGGTACAGGCTATTTAGGTGTATTAAAAGCATCTGACGGTAGTGATGTTACTGAGTTTTCTATGTCATCATCTGATGTTAAAGTTAAAGGTAAAGAAATTGATTTTCCAACTATAGTACCTACCTTAACTAAAGCTGAAGTTAATTTAATGTTGACTGATATTATTCCAAATAATAAACGCATACCAGATGCGATATATAAGAAGGCAGTAGACCATGCTAAGAAGCGTATTAAAGAAGGTAAGAGTGTGTTTGCAGAGACAGGGGATTATAAACCAGCAGATATTATTGCGCCAAAGAAAAACCCTTTGTCTGGTAAAAGACCTGACTTACAGCCTGATGCTGCCCCTGCTATTAGTAACAGTGTTAAGCCTATTAGTGCTGATGAAGTCTTCAAACAACTTAATAAACCCCTCAAATAATATGGATGCGATAACTAAATTACAAGCTATGACACCTGAGCAACGTTCTAAGTTGCAATGGAACGACCCAATGCTAGATGCATTAGCTGACAAGTTAGAACAAGCTGACGGACTACCTCAGTATTCTTTGAGAGCATTAAAGTTTGCTGAGAACACAGGGTATAAAGATGGCAAAATTGAATTCACTAAGAACGATAGTACAAAGGTTAGTCCTGCGGGAGCTAAAGGACTAATGCAGTTTATGGACAATACACAGAAGTTACAAGGGGGGATGTTTAAGCATAACCACTTAGACCCTGTTGAGTCACTGGCTGCTGCTTCTAGATATTTAAAATACACTTTAAATAATCAATATAAAGGAAATGTAATTGCTGCATTTGCAGATTATAATGGTGGGCCTCCTGCTGCTAATAATGTTCTTGCAGGTAAGAAACCACCTAAAAAAGAAACTATTAATTACTTAGAAAAAATAAAAGAGTTTTATAAAGTAAACAAATAAAAAAGGGGCATTTGAAGCCCCTTTTGTTACTAGTATTACGCTACCTTAGCCACATCAAATCCCAAGAGGCGCATCATCGTCATAGTCAGATGCTCCCCGCCACGTAGTTCTGCTTGATTCCGCAGGTGCTTTCGCAGGGCTGATCTCGCTTGGTCGTAGCTTTTGAACGATGTTTTCAATGACTTTGGCAGACTGCCCTTCACTCGCTTGATTTTGTACACGTTGTTTCCTTTCTTCTTTTGCAATTAAATACTCAATGTTGTGCTTAGCCTTCATCAAGTCTCCTATAGAGTCACCTTTATACTTATGGCGTAGCAAGTATTTCAATGCACTTGCTTCCCAACCATTCATATCATAGGCTTCCCATATCTCCCACGGCTGAATCTTATGACCCTTGTAATGACTACCGCCATACTGTTTACTCATTACTTGTTCATAACTATCCATTACCATTCTCCTTCTGCACTTCGCATTAAATAAGCATACACAGTATTTGGTGCTACAGAGTATATTTGTTCCGGTGTGTCACCACAAAATGCATTGTTAGACCTTGTCCACCATTTCTCAGCTAGTTCCTCACCCAGCATTGCTAATAGTAGTGCTTCGCATCGTTTACGAAGTAATTGTTCATCCATCATTCAGCTTTCTTAAACAATGCTGGTATCTTATCGTTTTCTTTAGCTTGTTCTAGTGCATCACTGAGAAGTTTAATAAAGCCAGTTTGTACAATTAGTTGCATCATCTCAGGGCTTATGTCGTCCAACTGAACATCAGCACTACCATCCTCATTTTCTTTGATTAGTTTGATAATCATCTTT